CTCTTCTGATTAAAGATTCACTATACGAATCAACATAGCAATCATACTCTACAGAGCCAGCTCCTGGCTCTAGTTCAATCCCAACTGTTACAAAAGCAGTTGTATTTACAATACCAAATAAGAAATTCCTAGCACTCCTGTTGTCAACAGTTTTAGCAACCAAATCTGGCAGGTACGACCACGACAAAGAGAATTGCTTCTTGTTTGTGGTAAAGTACCTTCTCCTATGACCAGAAGCAAGGTCAACATCGTTAGCAGAAATCTGCTCAGATGCGCTGAATTTTCTATTGTGCTCAGTTACTTCTGTTCCGTTTATAGTCATCAGATTGGATATAGACATTACAGACCTCTGTTCAATCCATTATATGTGTTTATCACACGACTTTCAAGACCAGCTGATTTTTGATTTCTTGGCAATACTTTAGTGTTATAACCTTTCATCATTGAATTAAACCATTCTGGCTCACCAATGAAATTGTCAACATAGATATTTACATTTTGAGTTGAAGAACCGCTTGGTTGTGTCATTGTTGAATTATTTACTTTCATGTTTGACATGTTGATGCTAGGAACTGAGGGCATATTTGGGAAGTTTGGCTTGGAAAGTTTAAAATTGTTTAGTCTGTCAAGAGTGTCTGTACCGATTCTCTGAGCGGCTTTATGGTTGATAATATATTCACCACCATGCAGGATTGCAGGAATGCCTTGTTGGGCTGGACCGTATGTCATACCGCCTGATGCGTATGCCATTCCACCCTTCATGTACATTCCAACCTTTCCTCCACTGTAGAGTTTTGGAATGTATGGAAGATTAATAATCTGATTTATCTTCTTCCCTCCGAGACCAAATGGCAGAGGAACACCCAGTATTTTGTCAGGGAAGCCAAAGCCGCCAAGCGTGTCAACTACCTTATTAAACAAACCAGACACTCCATTTATAACCGCCTTGAAAGCGTCAGGTATCCCAGCAATCAAGTCTCCAATGAAACCAATAGCCCCGCCGATTACATTCTTAATCGCATCTCCGATCTTGGAAATAATTGGTTGGATAAACATCCACACTGCGCTGAACGCATCTTTCAATCCGTTCCACACACCTATTACTTTTTCAATTACAAACTGTATCTTGTCTTTAATAAAACCACCAATACTTTCCATTATGCCCATAATGAAATCTTTTGTATTAGTTAGCGCAGTTACGAATAAGCCCCAGCCTGCTTTGATTAAATCAATTGCAAAACCAATTCCGCCTGTAATTGCATCTTTAATTAAATCAAATATTGGCTTAAGGAAATTCCAAGAATTCTTTATCCCTCTCCATAGGAAATTCCATACATCAATTACAACATCAATTGCAGCTTTAATTACATTACCAATAATGTCTGCAATCCAACCAAATACTGGACCAACCAAGTCCCAGCCAACTTGAATTCCATCCCACAGGAATCCAAATATTACTTTAAGACCTTCAACTTGAGTTTTAATTACATTACCAACAATGTCTGCGATCCAATCAAACACTGGCTTAATAAAATCCCAACCAGCCATAATGCCGCTCCATAAGAAACCAAATATGACTCCAAGACCTTCAATTTGAGTTTTGATTACATTACCTACAATGTCCACAATCCAATCAAATACTGGCTTTATTCCACTCCAGCCTCCAGTAATTATGCCCCAGACAAAACCAATTGCATCACCAAGAATTTTAAAAGCCTTAGTGGCAACATCGCTTACAACACCCCAGGCTTTTGAAAATACTGTTCCAATCCATGAACCAACTGTTTTCAGTATTCCCCAAACAAAACCAATTGCATCACCAAGAATTTCAAAAGCGTGTGTTGCAACATAACTAATCACATCCCAAACTTTTGAAAACGCTGTTCCAATCCATGATGCTACTTTCTTCAAAGTATCCCAAAACAAAGGAATAACAAAGCTTAAGTAATCCCAATACAGAGAGGCAGCTTTCTTTAGCAAACCCCAGGCTGCACCAAATACTGAACCAATCCAAGACCCTACTGTTTTCATAACTTCCCAAGCAACGCCAAGAGCATCCATGATGCCTTTAAAAACCGCTACCGCAATAGTCCCTACGGCATCCCAGACAGTTGAAAACACATTACTGATCCAAGAGCCTACTGTTTTCAAAAACTCCCAGGCAACGCCCAAGGCACCTACAAACGCATCCCAGACTTTCGCCAGTAATGGACCGAAGACATCTTTCATATAACCAAAGAATCTTCTAACCACTTCATAGATAATCACAAATCCTGCAACAAATATCAACCACAATGAACCAACATTCTCATGCCACCAATCAATAAATCCTTTGACTGTTCCATAGATGAAATCCCAAGCTTTGACAGCTACATCTTTAATTATATTAAACGCACTCACGAGACCACCAATGATGAAATCAGCGAGATCAACAAGGGCACCAACAACTTTCTTAATGATATACCATGTGCTTTCAAGAACAATCTTGATTCCCCATGTAGCAACAACTGCGGCTACCAGACCAATTAATGCAGCTAGGCGAGCAAAGAATACAACAATTGGATTGGAAGCAATAGCTTTAAATACATCAAACAATATTTTAAATGGAGCAATAAGGATATTTAGTATAGTCTCCCCAACCCCTTGGAGAACCGAAATTATATTTCCGAACACGCCCCCAACTCCATCAAATATTTTGCTCAAATCAAAACCGCTAAAGACACCTTTTATGAAATCAATAGCGCCAGAAACAATACTTTTTATCTTGTCAAAGACACCCTTGATAATTCCAAATCCAACTTCAAATGGACCCGACAATCCTCCCTTGAGGAAATCAAATGTCTTGATAATCAAATCAATTGCTATCTTGATTATTCCAACAATAATGTCAAATGCAAGCTTAAACGCCTCAACAATAAGCTTAATTGGACCGCCAATTCCAACTGTAAATACCGCTCCGATAATCTTATAAATAAAGTCAATAGCTCCAGAAATAATATCTGCAAGGACACCCACTACCCCAGTAGCCAGGTTTATTACAAAGCCAATTATGTTAAATAATGGTACCTTGATAAAGTCAAGTGCGATTGTAATTCCACGAAGCACTCCGACTATTGCAATAACAACTCCAGCAATTGCACCAAGAACTCCTAGAACTATTTTCTTACCAAAATCAATAATTGGACCAAAGAGTGAATCAAAAATTTGTTTTACGCCATCCCAGACTGCGCCAAGGAAACCCATAACAGGATCTTTCAGCATCTGGAAGCCAGTTTTGAAGAAGTCAATCACACTCTTGAATGTGTCATTTACCATGTCTCTAAACCACTTGAACTTAATGTACATATAAATGATTACTCCAATGACAACTCCTACCGCCGCAACAATTGCAGCTGCAGTTACAGAGATAGCACCAATCGCTGTTGCTATTGTTGATGTAAATGGCATTACCACTGTCATTAATTTACCAAAGCCAATAGCAATGGTCGTGAATATTCCTTTCAAAACAAAGAACCCAGCAATCACGCCAACAGCGCCAAGAATTGCTGTTTTTACAGGACCAAGTGCTTTTGCAAGATTTTCTGCACCTTCAGCAAGTATTCCAAAGAAAGAGAATTTCTTAGGATCCATAGCAGAGCTAATATCTTCAACAGGTTTTCTTGCCAAGTGCTCACCTGATTTAACCATGATTCTTTCTTTCCCTAGACTGTCGTAGCCACTGCCAGTGGGTGATGTTGCAGAATCGCCAGCCCCGCCTCCAGATTGTGATCTAATTGCTTCTATTCTTGCAATTTTTTTCGCAAGATCCTCAAGCTCTGGGAAAAGCTTATTGTATTCAGCACCCATCCCAGCAAACAATGTTTTAAACTCATCATAAAGATCGCCCTTTAGAGCACGAAGCTTGCGTTTCATTTCGCCAATCATCGCTTCAGTAGCCGACCTGCCTGCTTCAATCCAAATAGCGTCTACATTTAGACCGCCCATGATTGTTGAAATTTTTGTGATAAACGGAGTAACTGATTCAGTAATCACTCCATCACTAAAGGCTTGTTTAAATGCGTCTGGCATTCCATTTGCCATTGCATATGCTGAGCCGAGAATTGAGCTTGCATCGCCAGTTCTCACCTCTGCACCAAAGGACATCTTTGCTTGATCAACCAACTTCTGCATGGTCATACTGAACATTCCAACTGATGGATCAGTTGAATTCCTAATTATTGAAGGGAGTGATGTCATTGCAGCTTCAAATGTTTTGTTTATTTCTCCAGAGAAACCTTGAACAGCCCCGCCAATTTCACCTAGCAGAGCACTAAACTCTTCTTTTGTTGAGAAACCCTTGTTCAAAATCTTTTCAAGGTTAATATCAAATTGCTTTTGCATTTCATCAAATGATTGAGCCATGATATCTTTTTCACGATTAATAACTGCAATAGCAATTGATCTCTGTTGCTCCTGAAGCGTCTTTGCCCTTTCAGTATCTAAATTGGTGATATCCTTGCCAGCGGCTTGGTCTGATTTTCTAAATGAAAGATCAAGGGAGCGAACATCTTCAGTACGACCTTCGTACTTAGCTATCTTCCTTTCTCTCAAGTAGTTCTCTTTATCAAGAGATCTAGAACGAATCATTTCACGGCGCTTCTCTTCATAATCCATTTTTGCCGTTAATTCTTCTTCGGCTTTGCCGAGGGCTTCAATTGCAGAAATTTGCGTGTCAAAAGCTTTCATCGCTTCTTCTTTTTGCTTATCAATAGCTTCTTTATAATTTTCTGTAATCTTGCCTATTTGGTCATCAGCCTTTCCAAAGAAAGAACCAGTCCAGTCTTCCTTCATTGAAATAAGCTTGTCCTTTATGCCCTTAGCTATTGCCTGTCCCAAGGACTCTCCAGCTGCTTTTGCACCTGGTGCGTTCTTGCCTGCACGACCTAGTGTGTCATTTAATGCTTTTTTAACATCAGCAGGATCTGACAATTGTGATGCCAATGCAGCATTAACATCAGCCCCAATCTCTTTGCCGTATTGTCTGGCAATAGCTCTCTTTATTTTCCCAAATATATTTTCTTCTATAAAGCCAGCACCTTTGCCCAAACCTTGAGCTATATTAGTGCCAATAGCTGTAGAAAGACCTTTAACCCCGCCCTTGACTCTTCCAATATTTTTGTCAAGAAGATGTGCGGCACCAGCAGCCACTATGAGTCCCGCACCCATAGCGGCTACACCTGCTCCCACAGGTCCAGTAAAGAGAGCAAGAACTCCACCTATACCAACCATCATTGATCCAAAGAACAACGCTACTTCTTTTCCAAAATTCATTATGTACATAAATGCATCAATTGTTGCATTCAGAACTGCTTCAATCATAGAAGAAAGTAATGGTCCAAGTTTCGGAAGCAAGCCAGCTAAAAATCCAAATAATTTTTGTAGTGAATTAAATGCTTCATAGGCAAGTGACAACAATAGACCTTTGAAATTTTTAATAGCTGAGGCATCGCCTCTAAATACACCTGCGATGGTTCTTCCTAAGAGGATAAACCTATTGATCATTCTTGTTAATACAGGAACAATCACTTCTTGCATATACCTCATTCCTGGACCTTTGGCAAACCTGCTAAATGCATCTGCTACATATTTCACTAATCTTGACAAAGTGTGCAAGGCTCCAGACGCAGCGTTAGCACCACTAGTTGCTTTGCCCAAACCACCAAATTTACCAATCATCTCCATTAATGGTTTTGACAATGTTATGATTGCTTCTCTTATAGAAATCCATGCATTCTTGAAGTTTTCAACTGCTGCATTGTTCTTGACTAATCCTGACTTCATGGACATCACAAGACCAGCTATAAGGATAAACACAGGGGCTATTAGCAGCATTGCAAATTTCAATTTAATAGCCATTGTCAAAGTAGAGAACAGTGTCTTAGTAACACTTGCGAACATTGCTCGCAAACCTCTTCCAACTCCAGTGTAGGCACTTGCTTGAATAATAAGTCTTTGGAATAGAGGGATTGTTTCTGCAAGACCAGCGGCTACTCTCTTCTTAGCAACAGCGTCAAGTGCAACGCCAACCGCTTTCATTCTTGTTGTATGAGATGTAAACAAACCAGCTGCAGCACTAGCAGACCTTAGCGCTCCAGTGATTTTGTTCATTCCAGTAAATAAAAGGAAAGTCCAAGCCTTTATAATCTTACTATTTCTCAATGAGGCAATCATTTGTGAAAATGCTGGGGCTACTTCACTCTTAACGACTGTGCCGAGTGCTCTCATAACAAATGCAGTTTCTACTGCGCTTGACTTTATTGAATTCATTGACACTCTATTGATGACAGCAAGTGCTTTAAAAGCTCTTCCTAAGAGACCAGTTTCATCAATAACTTTTCTTCCACCAGACAACAGGTATGTCATTGACTTGGCAACTTTCATTGACATGTCAGTGCCAGAAGCAACTGTGCTTAGCATTGTCTTGACATACAACTGTGCAAATCTTGTTAAGCCATCACCAGCAAGAGAGAAGCCCTTATTAAATCCGCCAGCAATTGAACCAGATATCATTTTATTAAATGAACTTAGCTTGCTCTTAACTTTGTCAAGACTGGACATGTCCATGCCCTTAAATGCGGCTTTTGCTCCAGATGAAGCAGTAGCTGCTCTTGATGCGGCAACACTGCTTAAAACACGAGCACGAATGTCTGCAGCTTTTGTTGCTGCTCTAGCTGCTCTAGCATCTTCCATTACAGCAGGAATTTTTGTCGGAGCTTTTACGCCAGTTAATCTCTTAAGCCTGTCAAGTCTTTCATCGGAAAGAGGTACGCCAGTTCTTGTCTCAATTCTGTCCTTTAGTGCTTTATAATTTTGTCTAGCCTTTGCTTGAACAACTAATGGGTCAGTTGCTGGTTTTGCTTTAGCTGCATCCTTAGCCGCTTTAGCGGAATCTTTCATTTTAAGATTTAAATTATCCGCACTAATTAGTTTCCCTTGAAAGATGTTTGGTCCCTGGAAGAAGTTTGGTCCTTTGAAGAAGTTTGCAAGTGAGCTATCAAATTGCAATGTTTGCTTTTCAATCGCTTTAATAATCCCGCTACTACCGCCAGCCGCAGCGGTAAGCACACCAGCAGGGGTTCTTGGTCTTGGTGTTCTTGGTGCTTTTGGTGTTCCAGCAGAACCAGCGCCAGACCCAGAAGCGGCACTAGCGGCTGCATTGGTGAGGGCAGGTGCAACTGACGCAACATTAGTTGTTGCAGCAGATACAGCCTTAGCCAACCTATCGGTTGCAATCTTTGCATTGTTTGTTGCTGCGGCGAGTTTTTCTTTAGCTTCTTTTAGAACAGTTGTAGAAGTCCTGCCTGCTTTTTCAGCATTCATCTGCTCTTCAGATACTCTAGCGGCTGCCTTAGCGAGTGTATTTAATTTTGTCTTCAGTTCTTTCTGAGCAGCTTGAACCTTCAAGCCGCTTTCCGATGCCAACTGCTCAGCAGTCATTGTTGCAATTTGGCTTTCTAGTTTAGCAATTTGAGCTACCTTAGTTTTGCCCAGCGCTTTCGTAATTTGCTCATCAACAGTAAGCGCTGCAGTCTCTTTCCCTGTTGCGGCAGTCAATGCTTGCTTAGCACCTGTGTTTTCACCTGTAGCAGCAGTAGATGTTTCTTCAACAACAACTTGTTGTTTTTTTGCTTCAGTTTCTATTTCTGTTGCTACAGTATTTTCATTTTTAGCAGCTGTGTTTGCTTCTGTTGAAGCAATATTCCCTTCAGTAGCCGCAGTATCTATATTTACAGCTTTTGTATTTTGCTTCTTTGACCTAGTGTTATTTTCTTTTTCTGGGACTTCCGCAGATGGAGCCTCTTCTGCTGGTCGGATGATAGGCTTGAGAAGCCCCCTCTCGCCTGCTCTTTGACGAGTCACTCTAGAAAGAAGACCATCATCACCAACAAGCTTTGCTTTCAATTTAGCTTTTGTAAAACCGCCAGATGAAATTTGATCTTCTAAATCATTAAGACCTACAGAAGCAGCAGTCATCGTGTCGTAGATAACGCCCTGCAGTGTTTGTGCTAACTTGTCTCCATTCTTTGCAAACAAGCCAAGAGATTTTTTCCAAAAACCAATACTATTATTTGCTGTTTTCTTACCAACCTTGGCAGTTTCTGATGCGGCATATGTCCAACCTTCATTTACCGCTTTGCCAAAATCTTGAACGACTTGATTTTCAACAGCAGCAAGTGCGGCTACAACTCTTCCTTGAGTTTCAGGGATGACTGACATATCAAGCAATTGAGCAACTTTCCCCGCATTCTTTCCAGCGCCAAGCGGTTGTATTCTCAATACTTCTGCAGAGACCGCTTTTAGAAGATCCTTTCTAACTGCACCCATTGATGCAGGGAGTTTGTTAACAATATTATCTACTGTTTGATTTATTAAATCTCTATATGTCTGCGTTGCGCTCGCAACTGCATTTTTGACAGCTCCACCAGCATCAGCAAAATAAGCACCACCTGGTCCCATAAGACCACGAGCCATACCGAACATGCCTCTTGATTGCGCACCCTTTGGCGGAGCAACAGAGGCTTTCGGCTTTGGAAAACGCATGGCTTCTTCAGCGGCAATATATTCTCTTCTTACTACAGCAAAATCTGCGGCTGATTTTGCTCTTGCAGCGGTTGCTGCAGCCGACAGTTCTTTTCTCATTTCTGTAAAATGCTTTCCAAGAGCAGTGCCTTCTGCCTCAGTTCCACCAGCAGCCATAAATGCTTTTTTGGCTTCTGCTGTTAGACCTTTTGTTTTTATCAAATCAGATTGAGCTGCTGGGTTGTAAGCCTGAGACATCGGGTTGTAAACATCCATGTTTACACTTTCCGCAGCTAAGTGCCTGGCTACCTCAGCTTTATTTAAATCGTACTTACCATTCGTTATCCGTTGAGCGATTGCTTGCGCTGTAGCTTCATCCATTGATGAAGCAATTTTTTTTGCTTCTTTAGTTAATGCAAGTTCATACAAAGCTCTTGCTTTACCATCCATACCCTGCACAGGGATTGATGAAACATGTGATTTAAATAAACGACTATAATCTTCTTTATTTCTGGCAAAACTTTGTATACCAGATTGCGCTGCGAGATTTTCATGCGTTTGAGCCATCAACATTGCAGTATCCGTTTTTGTTGCTGGTATTATTTTTTCAAAACGGTTGTATGAGTTATACTCAAGTAGATCTCTTGCAGTTGCAATTTCTATTTTTTGAGCTTCAATTGCTGCATCAAGAACTTCCCTAGCTCTTCTAGCTTTTTGTCCACCAACTTTTCTCAAGTTAGATCTACTATTTTCTAATCTACTTAAATTAGCACGACCAGCCTTAACTTGATCTTCAAGTTCAGTAATATATTCTTGACTTGAAGATACAAGAACATTTTCAACACCTTCAGGAATAACAGCACCCTTGATTGAATCTAAGGCAGCATATTCAGCTGCTCTCTTTGCTGCAATCATGTCTTGATATGCTTGGGCAGCTGCTCGGCTTTCAGATTGAGCTCTTATACCACCAGCAACAAGTTTATTTTTTTGATTATTTAATTTTCTGAGCAGATTTTGCCTTAGAGATTTTTCTGGACCTGGAAGAGATCTGCCTTGATCTTTTAATTGCTCTTCAAACAGACCTTCAAATATTGGCAACTTAGTTGCGTGTCTTCCAGACAAAACATCAGATGGTCTTGATTTTTGTGATTTTTCGTATGCTGACCTAAATGGGAAGAACTTTCTCCTCTGAACTGTTGGGTTAGCATCAAACTCACCAAATGGGTTTTGCGGGCTTAGCGCAATTTGTTCGGCTAATTTCTTTAAAAAAGCTTTCTTTTGACCTTGAGCAATTTGGAATTCTCTATCAACATGTTTAATAAATGCCCACTCATCTGGGACAACTACACCAGCTTTTTGGAAAACATCTGCCATTTCTTTAAATGAAAGAGAGACAATTTTTCCAGCACCACTACCAGAAGTTACTGCCTTGACTGCCTTAGCAGCACCGCCTGTAGCTGCTTTAGCAGCGCTCTTTACATTGTCAGCCGCTTGCTCAACAACAACAGCCGCTGCCTTTGATGAATCTGCTACTACCTCAACAACTTCCGCTACAGGAGCCACTGTTGCACTAGCAGCTGCACCAACAACTGCATCAAGTGTTTGCCTTACTTTTCTTGGCGAACCACGAGTTGCATTTGCTTTTGGTTTAACAGAGTTTCCAATAACTTCATTAGCTTTTGCAATTTCTTGTTGAACGATACCACCCAATGCTTCCACCTGAGCCTGAGCTTCAGCAGCTATTCTCTCAACACTTGCTGCAATAGGTGCGCCAATAGTTGCAGCTTTTGCTACATTCTTTGCTGATGGAATTGATATCTTTCTCGTGCTTGCTTGATCAAATCTTGGGTCTGTGAGATAGCGACTTGGCGTTGCCATAGAGTCAGCCAATCTCTCTTCTTCACCGATAAGTACATCACTGATTCCACCAAAAGCTTTGCGGCTTCCAAACCCACTCGCTGGCCTTCTACCTGATCGTGGAGTGATTGGTGCACCTGTTGGTGTTCCACCTGTTGCTGGAGTTTTTGGAGTGCGTGGTCCAAGACCAGAACTGCCAGGACCAGCAGTCCCCCCTCCAAACTTGTTTCCAATAAAAGTATTGTTTTGGAAAATAGAACCTTTCAAACCTTTTGTTATTTTTTCCGCCGTACTCGTAGCGGCTTTCTCTGTTGCTTTTGCGGTTGATTCGGCAATCTTCTCAGGGATCGTTCCCATATCCGTGAGCATTGATCTAATTAATTCATCAGTGTTAGGCAATCCGAGCTTTGTTGATTTTCCAAGCAGTGTTTTGATTGATGTCTTGTCAGCAGGACCGACTACACCTTTATTTTCAAAAAGTTCTTTTACTGGCTGGGATAGACCAGAAGCATCCATTGGTCGCATATTTCTTCTGCCGAGAAATCTATTTGAATACCCAGGTGCGTCCTTATCTTGCTGGAGCAGGAATTGTCCATCAGTCATTTGAGTTAACTTATTGTAACCTCTAGTTATATTTGGGTTTTCCAATATCTGAGCGAGCGACACGCTTGTAGCACGAACGCCCTTTAATGTTGCACCAAGACCATCTGCTGCATTCAGCATTTTACCTAGCGAACCAATAATGCCGCCAAAAGCCATTTTGAATGTTGCACCAAGTAATCTAATTTGTGGTATCAGTATTAAAGTAAAAGCTAAAAAGCCTATAATTTTTTGAGTAAAAGGAGAAAGCTTCTTTAAGAAATCCCCAATACCCTGTATCACTGGGAGTATTGCGCCAATTACTTTATCAACGATTGGTGCAAGCGCTCTTCCTATCTGCAGCATCGCTTCTTTCAACTTATTAAATTTAACAGCTACTGAATCAACAGCCAACCCCAATTCTTGTTCCATCTGGATTGAAGCTGCCGCAACTCCACCAACGGCTTCGGTGAAGAAAATCTTTCCAGCCTCAGTGCCAACTTTAGATAAGTAATCAGCGGTATCTGTGTATGCCCCTCTTAACGCAGCGTCTGCATCTTTCTGACCTTGTTGAACCAGGCGGGCTTGAATTGTATATTCACCATTTACTTCTTCAGTAGCTTTCCTGTGAACATTTGCTAAATCAACAATTTTCTTTACTGAGACAGCTTCATAGCCATGACCTGTTAGGCGTGCATTAATACTTGCTTCTAATTGAGCGGCAATCTTACCTTCCGCTGTTGATGTGTTATCAAGAGCTTTCTGGAACACAGCCAATTGCCGAATTGAAGTCTCCATTCTTGGACCTTGACGAACACCAAAGAGTCTTGCAAAGAATTCCAATGTTCCTTGTTCACCCTTAATGCTTAACAGATTATTAAAGCCATCAACAAGTTGCTGAATGTTTTCCATTCCAACACCTGCCGCATAGTTAAAGTCATCTCCAAGGGCTTGATTTAACCCCTGAATAATTTGCGTGTTTTGCTTTGTCATAGCAACCATTCTCTGGAGGGAGACCTTGATTGAGTTAGCGGAAGCGCCCACCTGGAATCCAGCAGCAACCATCGGAGCCAGCATTGCTGCTGTCTCAGTCATTGACAAACCGAATGTAGTAGCAGCTGCTGATACTTCAGGGAAGGCATCGGCAAGGTCTTTCAATGACAATGTTGTTTTGTTTTCAACCATGTTGAAAAGAGCAAGCTGTCCTTGTACCTCACTAAGAATCTGCCCCATCATTTTGGGGCTAGACAGGTCAAGGCTGTAGCCTTCAGCTGCAGCCATGTCTCTTCTAACTCTCAAAATGTTTTGATATATTGACTGAATAAAGTTTTGAGACTGAGTGATATCAAGATTACCCAACTTCTCCACTGCGGCAGTAAACTCTGTTAATCTTACAATCGCAGTATCTGGAACACCTAATTCAGCAAAGTCACCAGCAAGAGATTGAACAAGCACTCTGGATGTACCATACTTCGCCGTAATCTTATCCAGTTCAAAACCTAAAAGCCTAACCTTATCACTCGCCTTACCGATAGCGTCAGCACCAGTTCCAAATTCATCAGCGATAAGCTTAGTCAACCTTCTTGTTTCTTGATCTAATCTTGCATAAGAAAAGAAAGCGGTTCTTAATGACAACAACAAAGGCGCAGTTGCAGCCGCAAAGTAGTATGATGTTCTCTGAGCTATTTGCCCCGATGCCTGAAGTTTTTGACCAAACTTTTCAATAGCATTTGTTTTTAAAACTCTATTCAATGCATCAGCAGAAGAAACAACCGAAGTTAAATGAGTATTAGCTTGCCTGTATGACGCAGAAAGCGCTGGCGACATTGTTTTACCACTTGCCGCAACTTTTGCCTGCGCTGCCGAAAGTGCGTTTAATTGCTGGGTAGCTTGTTCTACGACTCTATTTGTTAAGACTTGACCTTTACGATATTCAGCGAGGGCGTTATGCACCAAGCCTGTGCTAAGCCTTGTTCTATCTAATGCTTTAGTTAGAGTATCTTGAATTGAAAAACTGCGTGTAGCGCTTTGAGAAAGATTAACTAATTGCTGGGATAGCGAGACAATGTTAGATGTTAAACCAGCAACGGAGTCAGCACCAGTAACCGATGCATCTATACCTATTCGTGTTGTTGAGTCACCAGTGTCAGACATAATTCAGCCAATAACAATTATCGCATATTGGGTTAATTAAAGCAAGGTTATTCACCTTTCTTTACCGTTTCATAACCCATACCAAACTTCATGTCCATAATGTCATGAACTTGCGCTGCTCTAGGTGGCTCTGGATCGTACCAGTCATCATCAAAATCAACCTCAGCACCTTGTGCGGCAGCAGCAATTTTCATCGCCGTACTTGTTTCATTCATGCAAGCACGATATAGCAAAAATAATTCATTCAATGTCAAATGGGTCTCAAGTGATTCAAAATTCACCCAAGAACCCGTTTTGACAAATACTTCCGATTCGTATTTTAGAAGAGGGAGATCTTCCCAGGATTGGTCAGATGAACCAGATCCCTCTTCGCCTAGAAGGAAGGGTCTGAGCCCATTGCAGCCGACATGAGTTCACCGAATGAACGCAAGTCAAGCACATCTTCTAGCTTCTCTTTGTCGTTGCCCAACTCTGGGTCAACCGCTGCGAGAGCAATACCAGCAGCTTCCACCATGATGTCAATATCTTTGTCATCAAGTGTATCTTCACTCTTAAGATCCTTAACGACCTTCATAAACTTTCTAAGATTACGAATTGTTAAAGGCTTAATCGTTCTTGTCTTTCCATCCGCAAACACGATTTCTGTGCCAGCGAGAATATCTTTATTTTTATCGCTCAAAGTATTTCCATCCTTATGTCTCGTATATAAAGGGTTTCGCCCCTCGGTTATTAAGTTTATCACAAAATACCAAGGGGCGATTGCCTTTAGCTAAATTATTTAATTACAATTATGCGGTTTCGTCAACGATTTTGCCGTACTCGTAACCAACATCTGCTACTGTTGGCAAAATTCTAAAGCCAACTGTGAACATTGTTGCTTCTGCACGCTTCATTGCAATTGTGGATGATTCCATTGAAATTGCACGCTTTGTGTAGAATTTACGGGTAAGCAAGTCACCTGCTGTTGAACCAGGTGCTGTACCTGTAACAACGAGTGCCTTCTCGTAAGGGATTACTCCCTGTGCGCCAAACAAGAATGTCTTTGTATTTGCGCCATCATTGTTTGCCTTAACCGAATCTCCGCCTGTCACATCATCGTAGTTCCAAGCTGTTGCAAGGTTATTAAGAGTTCCTTCTGCAAGGGTTGTCTTAACCATTACCTTTACTTTTGACTGAATGATCTTAGCGGCATCGCCAAATTGATCAATTTCAATATCAACCATGTCTGGTTCCCACGAAATTTCCAAACCGTTTTGTGTTGCTCCAATGTCAGCAAAGTTATTCATTGCTGCAATGGTTGTTGCGTTAGCATTCGTACCCAGTTTGATGGTTGCTTCGCCAACGATAATGTTAGAAACATTAACTGCCATTTTACTTCCTCCTATTTATCCAGGCGAAATATCTTTCTGCCTTTCTTATCACGCCATTTAGCGATCTTTTCTATATCTTTAGCATTGACTTCGCCTTGACGATTGCCAATACCGAGACCTTTATTCCATTCAAATTCGTAAACCGAGCTACGAAGTTTAACGACATAACTAGGTGTTTTACCAATGTATGTAATAGTACTATACTCCATATGTTATTATTTTACCATACCCTTTTCTCGCTAGACATTGCAAACCCTAAAATCTAAGTTCATTCTATACCAGCCTTCCTTTTCCAAGGGAGCTACCAGACTTGACCCTATTTGAAAACTGGACAGGATTCTGGAGTTAGTCCCCGTAATCCCACCTACCTGAGCAACTTGGTCAGACTTTCCTAGGATCTCAAGAACCCTTTCGGAAAGCCTAAACAGGCGATCAGCGTCAGTATCAAATATTGAATACCTAATAATATCTTTTCTCATCCAATAAGCTTCGTTGCTCGGAATTGAAGGCTGATAATAATATATCACAAATGGAGCAGTCTCGCCGTTAGTTGCCACAACTGGAAAATAATTCATAGTCTTTCCAGCAATATTAGCCAAACTACTGTCTGCTTTCAAAGCAGTATTTATATCGTAAACACTAAGAGCCAAAATTAACCCCCATGCATTTAGAAATAGATTGATTTAAATTTTCTTTTACAACATTTTTAATAGGCTCAATCAAATAATCAATATCGGCACCAGTTGCATTATGGAAGTGATAAATATCCCCTCTATTTAAAACAACACTAATGCTCAAATCAGCTCCTGGCTCTATTACAAAATCTTGAAAGATACCAGAATAATCAGAAAGGAGTACATCCCGTATACCACCTTCGCTCGCCATCATAGCCTCTGCTACTGCCGATTCAATCTCCATTGGAATCTTTTCAACTTTGTTAATCAATGGCTGTAAATCTCCAGATATCCTTATCATGCTGTTTCAACCACCCTTCTTAAAGTAACTACAGTATGATGCTTTGCACCAGTAAAACCAAACTTTGGCTGTATGCCGACAACTTCGTAAACATAATTATCAACCACATTCCCATTTCTATCTTTTACATTTTGCAACCTATTACCATATGTAATATTTGTATCATATTCTTTCGGGACAAGTGCTTCAAATTTAGGGATACTGTCTTGATATGG